ATAAGTTATGGATAAAAGATATATAAAATATTTTGATGGCTATAGGGCAGCATATGGTCTAGCTGACTTCGATGATCCGAAGGCATTTGTAGACCCAGAAAGCGGAAAGAAGAAGCCAGTATACAGATGGAATTACGAACCTTTAACGGAACAAATTTACGGGGCTCATATAAAAGGTGAATTATCAATCGGTATTCAACCCTGTAATGAAAATAAAGAAGTAAGATTTGGGGTTGTAGATGTTGATCCTAAAGATTACGATGACTTTAATAAAAAATTTTTTATAGATAAAATTCAAGAATACGATTTACCTTTAATACCTATTGAATCTAAAAGTGGAGGGCTACATTTATGTTTATTCATGGACCACTTTACAGATGCTAAAGCAGTTAAATCTTTCTTAAGTAATCTATTACCATTATTTAAATTAAAACCAGACTGTGAAGTCTTTCCTAAACAAACTGAACTAACCACGGACGAGGAAACAGGGAACTTAAAACCAGGACAATTTATAAATCTTCCTTATTATGGTGGCAAAAGAAAAGCATTAAATACAGATGGAACTTCTTTTGATATTGAAAAATTTTTAACAGTAGTAGAAGCAAACTTAGTATCTAAAGATGACCTAATAAAAATAACAGAAGGAATAGATCAAAAAATTTATGAAGGAATTGATGGGGATTTAGTAGATGGTCCACCATGTTTAGCAGAAATATCTAAAGTTTCTAAAAGAGAGGGGTTTGATGGCAAAGATAGGTTTATGTATAACTATCATGTCTTTGCAAAAATGAAATTACCAGATGGTTGGGAGCAAAAAGTTAAGAATGCTCCAGTTCAATTTTTTGAAGAACGACATGCAAATGCGTGGGATGATAGAATATTGGGGGCTAAATTAAAGTCCTGGAAGAGATCAGATAAAGGATATACCTGTACTCAAAGTCCTCTAGCTGATTTTTGTAAGAAAGGTATCTGTGTTAAGAAAAGATTTGGAGTGTTAGCAGGATCAAAAGGGTCTTACCCTATACTGACTAACTTAAGAAAGATAGAAATTTTTGAAGAACCTGAGTATGAATTTGATGTCACTAAACCAGATGGAATTGCAACAGCGACAGTACATTGTAAATCAATTGAACATTTAAACGACCAACGTAAACGTAGAAACGCCATAGCAAAAGCAGCAGGATTTTTACCACCACTTATNAAAGGTGACGAAGAGCAAACAGTAATGGATGAATTATATAAAACACAGAAAGCAGTACAACCACCTATAGGAACTTCACCTAAAGAAAAATTACATGATGTATTGCACGCTAAAATAAATGGACCAAGGGCAACCAACGATGCAGCATTTAAATCTGGCTCAGTATTAATAGAAGGAGAATATGCCTTTTTTAAATTTGATAAATTTTATGAGAGATTAAAATCTAAGGACTGGAAATATAAAGAAGAAAAAACAGGACGGATTATGGAAAATTCTTACAGGGANTGCGATATACAATTCCTGGAACAGAAGAGATTTCCNACAAAAGAAAAAGGCCAATACAATGCGTCAGTTAAAAACGTAATTCAAATTAATATTAAGTCCTTTGAAGAAGTACCAATATACCATACCAAAATAAAACATAAGACGGAGATAATGTGATTAGTAGAAAAATATACGGGCCTCCGGGAACAGGGAAAACTACAAAGCTATTACAATACGTTAAAACATTTTTAAAACTTGGTACAGATATTGATAAGATAGGTTATTTTGCATTTACTACCAAAGCTGCAAACGAAGCTATTGATAGAATGTTAGACTATCACACACCTTTTCAGAAAAAAGATTTAAAATATTTTAGAACATTACACTCACTTGCTTTTAATAGATTAGGTATGAAAAAGAGTGAGGTAATGCAGGATGAACATTACGAAGACATAGGTAGAAAGATGGGCATAGAAGTGACCGTTTATTCTAATGGTCAAGAAAGTACAGGGTTTGTAGATTCAGACAGCGAATATTTTAATTTAATTAATGCTGCCAGAATAAAAGAAATATCTATCGACGCCGAATACAATACTGGAATGTATTCTTATGAATCAGAAAAAAATTTATTACATATTTTAGGTGGTGAACTAGATAACTATAAACAATCTTTTAAGTTAAAAGATTTTACCGACATGATTGAAGCATTTAATGTGTCCAAATTGTGTCCAAAATATGACGTGGTTTTTATTGATGAGGCTCAGGATTTATCCCCAATACAGTGGAAAATGGTAGATATTCTGCGGGAAAATTCCAAGTATGTTATACTAGCTGGTGATGATGATCAAGCTATTTATGGCTGGGCAGGTGCAGATGTCAAAAAATTTCAAGATATTCCAGCTAAAAAAGACATAATTTTGCCATATTCTCACAGGGTTCCCATTCAAGTTCAAAATCTAGCAGATAAGATTTTAAGTAGAATTCCCGATGACAGAAGAGTTAAAAAAAATTGGCAGGCTAAAGAGGAAGAAGGAGCTGTACATTACATTACTGCAATTGATGATGCACCTTTATATAAAGATGACTGGTTGGTGTTAGCACGAACTAATGACAGACTAGAAAAACTTAAACCAATTTTAAAAGATATGGGAATTTATTTTCAATTTAAAGGCAGAAAAAGTTTTAGGTCTACGTTGTTTAGAAGTATTCTAAACTACACAAGATGGCAGAACAAAGGAGACCAATTATCTTTAAGTGAAACAAGAGATGTGTTAGACTGTATTCCCTATACCCACGCTCTTAAGGAAGAAAGGCTTTATGATTTAAAAGAATTTGGATGTAGTAATACTAAGAGATGGTTTGATGTTTTTAAAGTAGACCCGGAAGAATGTTTATACATTAGAGAATTATTAAGGAATGAAGAAGAACTTCATAAAGATGCAAGAGTTCAACTATCTACTATACATTCTGCAAAAGGTGGTGAAGCAAAAAATGTTTTACTTATTTTAGATAATACTAAAACTATTCGAAATGCTACAGAAAAAAGTCAAGCAAAAGAAGATGAAGAAAACAGAGTCTGGTATGTGGGTGTAACTAGAACTTCACAAAAATTATATATTATGGCAGCTAAAAAGGAGGCACACGGTTATGACATCGAAAGTTTGGGATAAACAACACGGCGGATCACATTATCAAAATTTTAAAATTCAGCCTAGTAAATTTGTGGTTGAGAATGAGTTGCTCTTCCCGGAAGGATGTGCTATAAAATATATCTGTCGTCACAGACTGAAAGGAAAAAGGGAAGATATATTGAAGGCCATACACTTTTTAGAAATGATATTGGAAAGAGATTATCCAACTCAACAAGAAAAGCCAAAACAAAATTCATGGGGGATTGTAAATGAAGATTCCTAAGTTTGAAGCACAAACTGAATGGGTTAAACCTACAGAATTTCCAGACTTAAGACAAGTAGATGAGATAGCAATAGATTTAGAAACAAAAGATCCAGACTTAATTAAAAAAGGATCTGGTTCTGTTATTGGTAATGGTGATGTAATTGGTATTGCAGTTGCAACTAAACATTACAAAGGTTATTTTCCTATAGGTCATGAGGGTGGTGGTAACATGGACCGTAAGAGAGTTTTGGGTTGGCTAAAAGATATATTAGAATCTCCATCAACAAAAATTTTTCACAATGCAATGTACGATGTTTGTTGGCTTCGTGCACTAGGATTTAAAATAAACGGCGACATTGTTTGTACAATGATTGCTGCAGCAATTACTGATGAGAACAGATTTCGTTATGATCTCAATAGTTTATCGTGGCACTACCTGGGTTATGGTAAAAACGAAGCTGCACTAGCAGAAGCTGCTGAAGAATGGGGAATTGACCCTAAAGCAGAGATGTACAAATTACCTGCTATGCATGTTGGATCTTATGCAGAAAGAGACGCTGAAGTTACATTTGGCTTATGGCAGGAGATGAAGAAAGAGATTATTAGCCAGGATTTAGAGGACATATTTGACCTCGAAACAGAACTGTTTCCATGCCTGGTTGACATGAGATTTAAAGGTGTCCGAGTAGATGTAGATAAAGCTCATACAATGAAAAAAGAATTTAAAAAAGCAGAACATGAATTACTAAATAAAATAAAAGGAGAAACAAATATTGATACACAGATATGGGCAGCAAGAAGTATTGCCAATGTATTTGATGTATTAAGATTAGAATATCCAAGAACAGAAAAAACTGAAGCACCTTCATTTACTAAAAATTTTTTACAAGAACATAAACATCCTGTTGTTAATATGATTGCTAAAGCAAGAGAGATAAACAAAGCTCACACAACTTTTATAGATTCTATTCTTAGATACGAACACAAGGGTAGAATACATGCTGAGATAAACCAACTTAGATCACAAACCGGGGGCACGGTAACTGGTAGGTTTTCCTACCAGAATCCTAACCTCCAGCAAATTCCTGCAAGGAACAAGGATCTGGGACCTAAGATTAGATCATTATTTATTCCTGAAGAAGGTTGTAAGTGGGGAGTCTTTGATTACTCACAACAAGAACCAAGATTAGTAGTACACTATGCATCTTTATATAAACTACCTTCAGTCTATGATGTTATTGATGCATACAACACAGACTCAAACGCAGACTTCCACCAAACAGTAGCAGACATGGCTCAGATACCACGTTCACAAGCAAAGACAATTAACCTTGGACTATTCTACGGA